TAACGGAGTCAATAAGGTTTTCATCGCGAAACCAGTCGTTATATATGAGGTTATAAGCCCTGTGAAACCATGAATTATGAGTAAGTTCAGCAATACCAGTAGGAATGCCGAAGTAATCAGAGAGAGAACCGATCGCATATCCTGTACTCGCAGGAGCGTCCATAGTTGGGACCGTAAAGTCCGTAGAGTCGCCTGGATTGTCTTGTGCACCATTGAATTTTTCCCAGTTTGACCATACCAATCGTTTAGGTACTGCAAAAAAGAAAGTTTGCATTCTGACGTTATCCATGAAAGGCACGATTGGGGTAAGTAGTCTAGCAAATGAGGTCATTTTTAGTTTAAAGGTATCTCCAGGCAAGGCCTCGTCAATAAAGACGGGCACTAAATAGCCTGAGTCCATAGTAGTTTTGTAACCGCATGAACGGTTGAATACGGAACGTGGAATATTAGCCGATGGTACTCGGCTAAAGTTATGAGACATTACTGAGCGCATGATATATGTTCCCTTATTTTATCGGTTGCTTCGTTTTCATCTAATCCGACTAGAAAGTCTTCAATTATGAATCTTATAATAGCGGATTTTGTGGTAAGTTGATTTGCTGCAATGCAGTCAAGAATGTAATTGTCTTCGGGTTCAAACCGACAAGTAATATTGCATTTTGGAATTTTCTTTAGAGTCATTGTAAGTTCCTAAGAGTTATCCGGAATTTCCGGATAACTCATTTACTTTATTCTTCTTCTGTTTTGACGAATTCAACGGCTTTGCCGATTGATTCTGGTTGAGGATGCATAGTTATTACGCCTTCTTCATCATCCCATTCGCCAAGCTCATAAAGACAAAAGTCTTCTGGATGAAGGGCTATGTTAGATTTAGTTTTATCACCAAGGTTTACAGCGTCTATTAATTCTCTTAGGGCTTCGCCTTTAGAGCGTCTAAACATTGGTTGCATGTATGCTTTGATTTTCATGTCATAAACAGAATAGATTTTAGTTATCATTGTTATTTCCTAAGTATTGATTGAATTTGTGCTTTTTTTACTTTTTCGCGGACTAAGAGCCGCTTTTTAGTGTTGTCTTTTTTATTTTTTTCTGCGGATGCAAGCCTCCTTTGTTTTAGTTTTTCATACCCTTCCGGGTCTGTTATCTCATATTGAGAATCGTAGTATTTAGCAGGCTTCATTTTTTTACCACGTACCGTGATGAAGTCCTTAGGGTATATATCGTTTTTATATGTTTCTAGGAATCGTTTACCGATTCCAGGGTTACGAGACATAGTAGCGTACTCAGGTTTTCTACATTCGTATTCGCCTGTCTCTTTGTTAATGTAACGTAAGTAATGTTCGAACGCAAGGTCTCCATTGATTTTTTTTGTTACGTATCGCGCGACGTACGCGCATCCGTCAAACGTGACGTTTGTTATGTTAGCGAATCCCATGCCCCATAGGGCGTCTAGGGATTCTGATATGTAGTATTTATTATCATTGATAGTGTTGAAGTAGACTTTGTCTTGAAAGTCGTGATTGAAGAGAATGGCATGGTAATGAGGGCGACCAAGGTCTTCGCCATACTCGCCGCAGTGATAAAATTTTATACCATTGCCATATTTTTTCCGTAATCGTTTCATGAATTTTTGAAAGTGTTCTAGCTTTAAGCTTTGGTCTTTAGGTAGATGTTCATCATTATAAGTTAGTGTTATGAAACAGTTATCAGAGTGCATGTAAGCCTCGTGGACCATTCTTAAGGCCCACTGACGGGAATGTTCGAGGCGACAGCCGATACAGCGGCCACAGGGAAGTTTAAGGGGCTCTAGATTGAAATCTTGGGATGAGCCGAATTGAATGATATACTTTCCATTATCGCCTCTAGTTTTTGATTTGAACGCTTCTAGCGGGTGATAGCAAGTCATTGTCAAGTCTCCTAACCCCCTTCGGGGGGTATTTTTTTATAGTCTATACCCACCGCGCATGACTGAAGCGTAATTTTTTTTATGAACTCGCTTCGCTCCTTTTTTAAACATACGTTTAGATGATTTTCGACTTAGTTTTTTACGTCTCATGAGTTAATCCTCTTTCTTTGGTTGGACACCTTCGGTGTCAGTCCGACCAATTAGGACAAGTAGCGATATTGGTCGGAGCTAACGCGCTACGCTTGTTGGGCAAAAATTCTACGAATTTTCTGCCTGTGTTTTTTCGGAAGATTCCTTTTCATCATTTGAGGTGATGTTTTGCTTAGGGCTCCGCTCTGCTAAGCCCAGGGCATACATTTCCTCAAGATTATTAGAATCTTCGCAGAAACTTAGAAACTCCCTAGGGTCATTTCTAAATTTATTTCTTAGTTCAGAAGGTAAGTTTCTGAACTGTTCTTCAGCTCTCATAACAATATGAAGAGCTTCTTGATATTCGGGGACTTCTGAGTAGTCACCGTAGAGTTGAGGAGCGTTATTTAGGTGTGTAACACCATGTTTCTTGTAACGCTTCATTATTTCATTTATATCACAAGCTTTCTTGTGATGTTGTTCTGTTTTAGAAGGCATTTCGTTGCTATGTCCCTTACGAGGAAACGCAACGTATGGAGAACGGAACGATGTGGGGTTAGATTGATTTGTCATTTTTTGTTCCTTTTAGCTTGTTGTTTTTTTCTTTTGGCAGCATACGCGCCAAAGTGATCGCGTTTAACCGCGTCGGCATGTTTTTGAGCTTTTTCAGCGCGATAAGCGTTGAACTTATTTTTAGCTGATTGGTACATGCCTGGTTTATTAGGATCTCTGGTTTGTTCTTTATCTTTACCAGAGGTAGCACTATTTATATCGTCTGTGACTTCTTCAATAGAATCATGAAGAGCATCACCAGCGAGTTGTTGAGGACGTACTAAGTTGTAACGGTATTGTTGTTTATTAAGTTTAGTTTGTGAGTCTATTTGATTGACTGTTGCTTCTGCTTGTTGGATTTCTTTTAAAATCCGACTAGTTTCCACAGCAGAAGACGCCGCTTTGCCTACGACGTCTTCGACTTCCGCCTTGGCTCCGCCAGGTGCAGGGGCCTGAGCCCCAGCAGCAAGGATTGGATTAAGACCAGCGGCTTTTAAGTCATCTACGGCTCGTTGATAGGTTGAATTGGACATTCTTTCTTGGAATTCCATCTGTTCACGAGCCATTTGTTTATTAGCTTTATTAGCGGAATGCTGCCCAAAGGCAGAGGCTACGCCTGATAACGCTGCTCCAGCAGCAGCTCCCCATCCGGCCATATTATTTTCCTCTTTTTGTGGTGCTGTTAGTGACATTAGAATCTGTCCACTTGACCTGGAACGCCATATAAAGGCATAGGACGAGCACATTTGATATCGAAGTATGAGTCAAATTGAAATTCGGGTTCTGTTGTTACAGCAACCACACGATCGATTGGAACATCTTCTTCGATAAAAGTTTGATTAAGAGCAGGTAGTGAGGTGAATTCTTGAGCTAGATGCCAATAGTCTAGAGTACCGGCAGCGGTGGAACGGAATTTACCAGTTATTTGACTAGGTTTGTATCTGTATTCGGCGAATCTTTCTTGATAGCCGAAAACGAGGTCATCATTGGCATCATTTTGAGCATAGATTTCTTTATTTAAGACAGCTTGCTCACCAATATGAGCTAACGCAGGTAGATAGAAGTCAAAACGAGTTTGACGAGAGAACATACGGGCTAGGCCTTGTTGATAAGATAAGTCAGCACGAATGTTGACTAAGCCCATAATAATTGTATGTTCAGTAAAGGATTTGTTAAACCCAGCTTTATGGTCAACAAGCTGAGCTTGAGCTGCAAGATTACCCTGTGGGGTAGATGCGCCATCTTGACCAGATGCAGAAGTTTGAGCAATAGGGTTAACAATAAGAGGTGAAGAAGAGCCGCCTAAGTATTCAGGGCGTTGAAGACGGAAATCAGGACTAGTAACGCCAAAGTGGGCTTTAATAAGCTCGACGTAACGAGTACCACCACGGGCGTCTCTTTCATAGATTTTTTGAATTTGGAATGCTTGACGCAATTCGTTAATAGTTGCAGCAGTAGCAGTTGTTAAATCGGCATATACACCGGAATCACCAGATTCCATGACGCCGATAATAGTATTTAAAGGGATAGTAGCAGAGCCGATAGAAGTGCCGCCAACGGCTTGGCCTACATTACCTTGAGTGGGTGAGAAGAATCCACCAGAACCACCAGTAGCAGCACCAAAATCATTTGTGCCATCAGTTAAGCCTAAGGCTGTTCCATCGCCATATACTGGGGCCATAGTACCAAGTGGTAATTCTACGGCATCGCCTTTTTGCGGCCAAGGGAGACAGGAAGTAAAGTAGTCATGTGCCTTACATCGTTTTAAGAGCGTGTAATCAGCAGGATCGTCAGGGCCATCATCAACGTCAACAGTAACGGAGTCAATAAGGTTTTCATCGCGAAACCAGTCGTTATATATGAGGTTATAAGCCCTGTGAAACCATGAATTATGAGTAAGTTCAGCAATACCAG